AATGAATTGCATGGATTTTTCGTCATTAAGGGCAATCGAAGTCATTGCTAATGCTCTTTTAAAATCCTGGATCGTTGGCTCCGCACGTGACTTCTTGAAAGTAAATGCTTTGAGATTCGGCTTGTATGGTTGGTACTGACCGGAAGCTGTAAGTACATCAGTAAAGGTCGGGTTGGTTTGTTCCTCCGTTAGGTTGTAAGTACTGGGCGGGACCCTTCCACTAGAGATAAGGTTTTTTCTATTCACGATTGAACGTGCAACGGCAAACATACCTTCGTCTCCCTCGCCTCTTGACTCCAGCATGACCATCTTGGCTAGATTGTTAATATCAGTCTGGGCCCTTCCACGCTTTCGGGCAAATGAGTTTATTGAAACATTATCAGGCATTTTGCATTCCCTGGGTTTGGATTCCACCCATAGCGGCAGGATCAGTACCAATGCGGCCAATCTGAGCATTCTGTGCTTGCTGCATCTGGAAGGTGTACTGACCAATGTACTTCTGCATTCTAGCTTGGAACGCCTCATCGGCCTGTAATCGTTGTGCAACGTCCGGCTGCTGTGAGTACTCCTGGATAACTTGCATTGCGATCTGAGCACCTGCTGGTCGAGCAGGCATTTCAATCCCGGCAAATATCTTAGTAAGGTCATCGGTTACTTCCTTAACAACTTGTTGTTGAGCGGTCTCAACTGGCTGTAGAATTGTATCAGCCATGACAGGATCAATGCTTTGTGCCGCTACGTCAAGGAAGTTATCCATGCTCATTCGGTTATTTACATTGAACTGAGCAAGTGCTGCAAATTGTTGCAACTTCTTTTCCACGGATTCGGGATCCGTATTCTGGACATCGAAGTTAATAAGGATGTCGAAGTTCTCATCGGGGTCACCCTTAGTAAATAACTGTGGGTCCGGGATACCAGTTACACGGAAGAACACCTCGTCCGGTCCGAATCTCTGGAAGCAACGGAAGGCCATACGTAGCACCTCTGCTGTATGCGAAAGGAACTTATCAACAAGGAACTGCTGACGGACACTGGATATGCGGGAGTCCTCATCCAGGCCAACGAGACGGTCAGCTAGGGATGTAAGAGTATTCTCCATCTCCAGGGAACCATTGTTGTATGCAGGAGTTGGTGCGAAGTCCAGGTCACCCTTACGACGGTACGGGATCATACGGCCTGGGCCCCAGTCAGAAGGAGCTTGTCCTACGGGGTGCAGAATAGGTGGTAGCGTAGCTAGGCTGTTTCTATCTATGCGTGAATCCCGCTCGACCTTTACCTGATTCTGGATACCCCGTAGGAGCGAAGGCATTGTCTGTGAATCATAGAGACGCTTACTATCCTCGGATAGTCGTGTAACTACCACCGGGTAGTCCTCATAGCCATTGAGTAATTCAAACTTTGCGTAACCCTGTACGGTTGAGTCCCCGGTGAATTCCTTGTGGAATACAGTGCAGTAGATCCCCTCGGACCCATCTTCTGGGTCAATCAGTCGTTGGTAACCATAAACAATCTCAATTAGTTCCTCAGCTTCATAAGCATTGTCAGTAAGGCTGATTGATCGACGGCCCTCCTGCTCTCGCTCAATGCTGTCCACGTTTACACCACGGTACTTGTCAATAACGTGCTCAACGAACTCCTCATCCCAGCCATCGGTTGTAACCTTGTTCTGTAATTCCTGGGCTGTATAGTAAGTTCGCCAGAAGCAGTAGGGTGCACGTTGCGGATCAGTTACGTACGGTGGGAAAAAGAAGTCACCGTCCGGTGCTAGGGTCTTTACCTCCGGGGCATTGACTTGGCGTCGAACAATCGGTAGGTCCGTCTCGCCATTCTTACGTAATTCCTTGAGTGCCTTCTTTGCTCTCTTATCGGAGATCCCCTCGAAAGTATTCTGAATAAGTAGAACTAACTCATCGTCCTGTTCACCGGACTCAATAGCACGATAGATATCAGGGGATATCTCACCAATTTGTCCTAAATCAATACGTTGCTTGAAGCTCCGGTCCTCACGATGCCAGCCCACGTAGGTAATCAGGATGCCTCGTTCCAGTAGATAATTAGCTCCGAGTTCCATTTCTCGGTAGAAACGTGGGATATATCCGGAGGATACCATCCACTTCAGGAAGCCCGATACTAACCTGCTTCGTTCGATATCCCCGCTTTCAACCGGGAATGCTCGTACGTTTGACCTCTTGAGTGAGGACATGAAAAGGGACACGAGCCTCGTTATGCGTTCGTCAATAACGTGGCACTCAATGTCACTGGCTCCCTCCCAGGGGAATGCGTCAGCACCGTGCTTGCGGTGATCCCGGCTTTTGCCTGGCCACCAGTTACGTCGATCATCATAGGAGTCCCGGCATAGATCAAAGTATGCCTCCAGTTCTGTTACAGTCTGGTCGTAGGCGTAATTTAAAGTTTTAATATCGGGCTCACTTGATAGATAAGTTAGAGCCTCCGAAGCTGAATCACTGTTCATTTAATCGTTCTGGGATTGATGTTATTAACCTCTGTATAAATAATCCAGAGACGCCTATCTTATCATATAGGTCATCACTTGACATGGGAACTCCGGTCTCCGAAAGAACGTACCTACGAAGTATTTCAAAAGCAATGAGTCGATCCGAGTGCTTACGAATCCACTTGTGGCTCATTGTGTCATCTTTTGATATATCGGTAACTAGTTCCTGTTTCATCCTGTATTCCCTCAAAGTTAATCATCTTACCGACCATCTTTCCTTGCAGGAGACGTGGTATCATTACGGGTACACGCTTACCAATCTCCTTTGAGAAGACGAAGTTGAACCTCCGGTTCGGGCACTCCGATAGTACTTCCCCGGTGTAGTGCTTCGGAATGATCTCATCAATGAACAGGCCATCCTTGATGATGGATTGTCCCTCCTCGGATATCCAGGTATTCTTGCCCCTGCCGGTAATGCAGTTCTCGGGCAGCTTCTCCTCAATAATTTTTAATGCCTCATCGAATGCGACATCGTATTCCTCTGCTAGTTCTGTTAATTTAATCTTGGGCATCAGTAACCTCCTTTGTTTCTCATTGTTGATTGCATGTCCTTGGATGCGAAGTAATCAGGTCCGTATCCTCCGTTCGACATCCGCAAATAGCGAATAACGTCAAAGAAATCCTTTAGTGCCTCGTCGGACTTACCCTGTGAGTTATAGCTGACGATGCTTTCGATTAGGTTCCCGCAATCCTTGTGGATATAACAACGTGGCCGATTAGCTTCATCGATCTCGTAGTTCGGGTTATAGGAGAACCATTCGTCCAGGGCCGTTGCCCCGATCTGCTCGGTCTGACCGTCGGATGCTACGAATGATAGACCGTAGTCATAGAACTTAGTAAAGAGGTCCACGTTATTCTCATTCTCCTTTGCGAAGAAACGTGAGTCCCCGATTCTTTCCATTACCTCAATGCCGAGATCCTTTTCAATCTCCTTGAAGAGCTCGCAATACATTTCCACGTCGTAGCCAATCTTCTTTGCTGCTGGGCCGTATCGCCACTTCGGGTCCCCGAATAGTGCCCACTCACCGTGAGTACCACGGTCCGGCCACTCGCTTCTAATAAATATCTCCTCAGTCTCCGATACTCCGGCCCAGATGGCTACGTAGTTCCTAGCAAATGCGGGGTCCACAACCTGATACCATGTAAGGGAGTTAACATCCGGGAAGGTCATGCCGTACTTGTTTGGCTCATCACTTAGTACGTTTATCTCAGTACTGAAGTTCGGAATCAATGATGTCATTGACTTCGTCGGGAGGCCGTAGGCCCGGACCATGATCGTATCCTCCGAGGAGTTCTTCAGGTCCTTGGCTATTCGGTCATATCCCCCGAATGGGTTCTCATCGGAATGCAGGTACACGACACCAGCATCCCGCTCGGGACTGTACTGCTTCACCGGGACCTCACGGTCCAGTAGTTCAGCATGACGGGTCTCCAGTGTCTCAGCACCCTTGAGGTACTCCGAGACGAATGGTGTGTACCCATCAATCGGGGTGAAGCCCAGAAGCATCTTACTATTTCTGGTAGCTAGTCGAAACCGTAAAGTGTTAACTAATGCTGCATCCCCGAGGTACTCATCCAGCCATGCACCTATATTGACAATGCTTGGCTTACGGAACCCGAATTCAAAACCCTCAAGGATGGTCTGGTTATTACTGAACTGAGTATAGGTCTTGAAGTCCACACGGGTTCTGGTGTCCGGGAAGATGAATGAACTCCCGGTGAAACCATTTTGCATACTGAAATTAATATATCCCTCAATGCTCTTGGTCTTCCTCTTGAACTCCTTGGGCATCATCTCCCAGATAGCAGCTTGCTGCACCTTGACTGATGTATCCGCATTCTGTGAAAAGCATACGATGTGACCATCCTGGTTCTGGGTCACGGCTTCCATTACTAACTTAGCGCACCCGGTTGTTTTCCCCGAACGGTTACCACCGAATGTAATTACTTCGTCATAACTTTCAAGGGCCTCCCGGATTCTGGACCACCCATCCAGATCGAAGCCATGCCGGAGGGGATCATCCTCGGACGCCTTGATGCGCCCCTCATGGGCACTATGTAGTTCAGCCAGTAACTTCGGGTCAAGCTCGCCTAGAGCTACGATCTCCTCATCCGTTGGCGGATGAAGGATCGGGTGCTGTGTAAAGGTTAGTTCCACTCGTCGTCCTCAAGCTCCCACTCGGACCAATCGATTACGTCATCGACTGACGTCTCCATCTCCTCCTTGATTTCCCGGATCAGCATCTTCCCGATGGGGACATTCGTGTAATCATAGTACACGTTCCCTTCATCATCCATTACACAAAATAGGAAGTTCTGGAAGTGCTCGGATAGGATCGCCCGGACTTGCTCGTATATCTCCTCATTGTGCTCATCAATCACTGACATCTATTACCTCCATTGCTTTGTCGATGTCCTCCCTGCTGGATAAAATTTCCCCTTCGTTTATTTGTATGGAATAAGCACGATTCAAAAGGAAGTCCAGACGCTCCTTGTCCTTGAGTAATCCAGCTAACTGACATCTATCACTTTCTTTCCGGTAAGCGGATTTATCAGGATATACTGGAGCATCATTTGGATTTGACCACCACATAAGGCATTCTAG